AAATGAACATACAATGGAAAATTTAACAGGTAAGGACACGTCCGAATTTTACGAGATGAACGCTCAACAAGTGCGAGATAACGTTAAATCTGCTCGAGCGTACGACTTTGTCGAAATTGGAAAAAATGCATGGAATGTGCGTTATTTCAAAAAGAAATTTGGAAATAAAAAATCACCGTTTACTACGGGTCACATTTATGTTCTACAAAATACTTCAATGCCTGGAATATTCAAAATTGGATTTACCGAGCGTTCAATTGTTGATCGGTTAAACGAAATAAACTCTGCTACGGGTGTGATTACACCGTGGCAAATTCGTGATTTTTGGTTTACCAAAAACCCATACGCGGCAGAACAAGAAATTCATGACCGTTTGAGCGAATATAGAGTGGAGGATAATCGCGAGGGTTTTGCGGTAAATTTTATGGTTGCGCGTGACGTGATTTTTGAAGTTTTGGGCATACCTAACGAGGATCTCACGTAGATATTTAACTTACATATTTATTATAAAACAAAATAAAATTTTATATGGCAACATATCTATTTAAAGATGCTAATAAAGCAGCTTTTGTAAACGGAGTAAATACTTTATTTAAAGATAATGGTTTGGATCGTGAGATTTCTTCAACCGATTTACTCGATGCTTTACCTGGTAAAGCCGAATTTACATTTTTTATTACTGACGATCCACAAGAGGATGATATTTTAAAAAATGCGGAAAAAAATAAATATTTTTCATTTCCATTCCGCGCTATTGATTTAAAAGAAATGATTAAAGAATCTAAAAAGAAAAGAAAGAAATAGTTTGGCAACGAAAATTTCTCACGTATATTTAAATGTTTGGTGATTTGAACCAAACGTTTAGAAGGAATGAGAGAGAAAACGTTCAAACGTTTGCAAACGTTACCAAACATCACATAAACGCGTATATACGTATTAAAAATGAGATATAAAGACCAAGCTTTGGATAGGATTAACCAATTGAGTAATATTGCTCGTACATTGGATTTTCAAGTTTCAAGATTAGAATCACAAGATTCAATTTTACAAACAATTCAAGATTTAAAAGAAAAGATTGAAGAAGTTCAATCATTAATTTCAATCGAACATGATGAGTTTTCATCATACGTTTAAACTTTAAAATAAATAGGTTATGTTGAATGAACAACAATTATTAGATAATTGGAATACTTTTTTGGGTTTTATTAAATCTGAAATTAAGGGCGAACGTGGTACTAAATTATTACAATTCTATGGAAAGTACGAAGAACGTTTTATTCTATTACCTGCATCGCACAAACCACAATATCATAATTGTTTTCCTGGAGGATATGTTGAACATGTTAACCGTGTTGTAAACGCATCTTTAGATATTTTTGAGGTTTGGACAAAATACGGCGTCAAACCAGTGTTCACACGTGAGGAAGTTGTTTTCTCCGCGCTTAATCATGATTTGGGTAAGTTTGGAACATTGGAACATGAGGCTGTATTACCGAATCCGTCTGAATGGCATGTGAAAAATCGAGGTGAAGTTTATACTTTTAACACTCAGATGGATTATATGACAGTCCCAGACCGAGGTTTATGGTTATTATCACAAATCGGTGTTGAAGTTTCTAAAAATGAATATTTAGCGATTAAATTACACGATGGTTTATATGATGACGCTAATAAACCATACCTAATGTCATGGTCTCCAGAAACTAAATTACGTACATCATTACCGTTTATTATTCATCAGGCTGATTTATTAGCTGCTCGTATTGAATTTGAACGTGAATGGTTAGATAAATTAAACGAAACACCAGTTGCTGCACCTAAGCCTGCAACAACACAAACTTACAATAAGAAACCACAAGTTAATGTAGACGCATTACCTCAATCTGGTTTGAAAGATATTGTAAGTAATTTCTTTAATGATTAATATGGAAACTATATTACTATTTACAGTACTAAGTTTATTTGTCCTTACGTTAGGATATATAATATATAATTTACTTAAAAAAACAGAACGTTTAGAAAAATTGGTTGATGAACAAGACCAATATATTACTAATATTTCTGAACTTATTGAATTGTCGAATAAAAAAATTGGGGAGTCTGAAGTAGCACAAGCTTTCAAAGCAGACGATGATATTGGTTTTTTCTTTGAGACATTACAAGAAATTCAAACTCAATTGAATTCTTTTAAAACCCGAAATAATTAATATGGATTTAATATCCCCTCCAGAAGAAGAGGTACTTCTTACCAAAAAAGGTACTATACGTAAACGTAAACCTAAAAAATCAATTCTATATTTTACTTCAGATACTGAAGAAGCAATTATAGAATATCTAGCATCCAAAGATCAGGACGAACGTAATCAAATATTTGATCAACGTATTGATTATGCTTTTCATAAGCTAGCAGAAAATATCATCCATACATTTAAGTTCTATTATACTGATGTTGATACTATTAATGAGTTAAAACATGAAGTAGTTGCTTTTTTACTTGAAAAACTTCATTTATATGATCAGTCTAAAGGTAAAGCATATTCTTATTTCGGTACTATTGCTAAGCGTTATTTGATTATTTATAATGAAAAAAATTATAAAAAAATTAAGGGTAAAGGCGAATTAGAAGAAGTAGATGAAGATAAAATTATTGTTGAGGATTTAGTTCGTGAAGCTAATAATGATGCTGATTTAAATGATTTTATAGATTATTTTGTTCGTTATATGGATGTTAATCTTGAAAAAATATTTTCTAGAGTTCAAGACCAAAAAACAGCAGACGTAATTTTAGAATTATTCCGCAAACGCGAAAATTTAGAAATATTTAATAAAAAGGCTATCTACATTTATATTCGTGAAATGATAGATGTTGATACTTTTCAAATTACTAAAGTAATTAAAGTATTAAAAAAGATATATTATCGTTTATATAACGAATATTATGAAACAGGTTTTGTAAAAATCTAAGAAAATATATTTATAATAAATAAATATTATGGATTTTGATCAAAAAATATTTGGAAATAAATCATTTTCCGATCTTTTAAAAAACATTTACGATAATTCCCGAGAAAAAGAAAAACAAATTAAAGATCTTATCTCGGGACTTAAACCGTTTGTAGCCGATACTCAATCGGCTTTAATGGTTGTTCCATTAATTAAAGAATATCTTGACGTTTCTGTTAAGAATGATGATTCATTAATTAAAATGGCGGGTATTGTACAACGTGCTATGGCTAATTCTGGTGGTAATGGTGATAGTGATTTCTTAAGTGAAGCTGAATTAGAACAATTACGAGGAGAAGTACAAAAAATAAGCAACGAAGTAGAAAAACCGGTAAATGTAAATGATAGTAAGGAATAGTTTAGGTACATTATATAATAATTTAAGTGCAACTGGTGGTGGAGGAGTTCAATCTTCTATCACTGGACGTGTATTTCATGTTGTTATTGATGAAAATTCAATTGGTTATACTGATTGGAGTAGTATTGGAACTGTATATTTTACTGGATTAGTAGATACACCTCCAGCTTTACCATTAACTCCTGATATATTATCTCAATACAGTTCTGCTAAACCACTTTTATCCTTTAATAGTTATATACCTTTAATTGATGAATTAATATTAATATTAGATTTACCACCTGCTAATTCATCCGAAGTACAGAATGCTAAACAACTATATTATTTAAGTTCAATTAATATATTTAATTCAGTAAATCATAACTCTCAAGGAGTATATAATGTTGATAGAAATAATAATATTAATTTAGGAAATAGTATTGAAGAATCATCTAATGTTAGAAATTTATATCCGTTTGAAGGAGATCATATAGTATATGGTAGATGGGGTCAAAGTTTACGTTTTAGTAGTACTTTAAAATTTAATGAAACTGAAAATTTTTGGTCTAAAATTGGAAATAATGGAGATCCTATTACATTATTAGTTAATGGACATAATTTTCCAAAAAATAATTTTAAACCATATGTTGAAAATATAAATAACGATGGGTCTTCAATTTATTTAACATCAACACAGTTGATTCCTTTAACTGCGTCTAAATTAATAGATAAAAATCCAAAAACATCTCCAATAGATCCACAAAAATATTCAAATAATCAAATATTATTGTCATCTGATAGAATTACATTAAATTCTAAAAAAGATGAAATTTTATTACTTGCAAATAGTAATATTGAATTAGGAGCTAACCAAGTAATTCATTTAAATTCTAGTGAAAGTATATTATTTAATAGTCCGAAAATATTTTTAGGATTAAATTCTAATGGAAAAACTCCAACAGAACCTGCTTTATTAGGATCTAAAACTGTTGATTTATTATCTGAATTAATATTAACATTGAATAAATTTGCTTCCAATATCAGAAATGCTAGATCCCCATATTCTTATAGTATATATGCTGCTTCTTTATTTGGTGAATTAAATACATTACGTAGTAAATTAAATAATATATATTCTGAAACTGTATTTATATCTAAATAATGGGAAAGAAACCTGGGATTGGTAAGAAAATTAAAGCTCAATACGCAAAATCTGCTCGTATTCTTGAACTTGAATTAGAACAACAAAAACTTGAAATGAAAATAGATGAGTTAAAGCTCACTAAACCATTTCAACTTAACAAAATACGTAATAGTCCGTATATTGCTGACGAAAAACGAGATGATTTGGTTGCTAAGTTAGAAGTTAATATAGATGAAAAAATTCGGGTTCTTGAGGATCAATCAGATGAAATCCAAAAACAACAAGATCAAATAAGTTCTCAACCAATACCTGAAGAAGATGTTGAAATTGATAAAGTAAAGAAAAAAAATTTAAAAACTAAAGTTAAAGAATTAGTACACGATCAAAAAAATAAAGCAAAAAGAAAACCATCATTTGAAGATATAGTAGAAGCTATTGCTTTTGTTACTACTATTATATTAGAAAATATAGCTGTTAATAATACTAAAATTGAAAAATTAGTTGATGAAACTAATGAAATTATATTTAGTGTTAAAACTCAAACAGAATTTGATAATGCAAAAGTAAAACGTAGTGTTGCTCTTAACATAATATTAACTAACGAAGCTTTATTAAAAAATATTGAACAAATTCTTGAAATATTAAATATATTAACAACATTATTAACTGCTATAATTGAAGTATTATCTTTATTTCCTTTTACATTAATATTAAATAAAATATTATTAAAAATTCAAAATATATTAGTTAAAATAAATCCTTTAATTCAAGTTGCATTATCATTAGTTAGTAAATTGCAAGAAAATTTAGCTGAACATAAAGCTAGACTAGATCAATTAGATGGAATTTTAAATGGATCATTAGCAAATGTTCCTAAATTAATTGGAGCTTTAACTCAACCTCCTGCAGGTTATTTAAGCGGGTATGATTATAAAGGATTTAAATTCTTTATTAAAGCAGATACATCTCAAGGAATTACTCCACCTCAACAATTAGGAGGATTTGCAATTCAACCTATCTCTCCGCATTATGCAGTTGCTGTGAATAGAGATGGTAATGAAGTATTACGAAGTTCAAATTCATATACATTAAATCCTGATGTATTAGTTGAAGAATTAAAATTAATAATAGACCAAAAGGGTCTTATAGCTTAATATTTATAATCATGAAAGTAGACGTATTTAAAAAACTTATCAAAGAAGCTGTTCGTGAAGTTCTAAGAGAAGAATTATCACAGGTTCAACCTACTCCCATAAAAGAGAATAGAACTATGAGTTTCACAACTCAGGATGTTGATATGGTAGCATATAGACAAAATCTAGCAGCATCTATGGGTTTAACATCCCCAGTTCAATCACAATATTCAAAACCTCAATCTCCATCTACGGGTAATCCATATTTAGATATTATAGCTGAAACTGCTGCTAATATGACTCCTCAAGAGATGGCTCAAATGAGACAATATAGCGAATAATTATGCCAATTCCTGTAGTAACTAGAATAGATCCTAGAGATCTAGATAAAAACCGAGCTGTAGGAATTCCAATTCCATTTAATGCTAGTGGTGTTTTTAAAAAAACGTATGCTACTAAAGATCAAATTAAATCTAATTTAATTAATTTATTATTAACACATAAAGGAGAACGACCTTTAAATCCTAAATTTGGTACTAATTTACTCGATTTAATATTTGAACCTATAGATAATAAGATAATTACTGATATTCAAAATCAAATAATAGATAATGTTAGGGTATATATTCCTGAAATTACATTAACTAATATTGAAGTCACCCCAGATACTGATCATAATAAGATATATGTAGCAGTATCATATCTTTTAAATCTTTCTGGAGATAAGAATAAAATTATTATAGACTTTTCAACACTACAATGATAACTGAGGATAAAAATATAAAATATGTAAATAAATCATTTAGTGATTTTAAAACATCACTTCAAGAATTTACTAAAACATATTTTCCCGATACGTACAATGATTTTTCAGAAGCATCTCCTGGAGATATGTTTATTGAAATGGCATCATATGTTGGTGATGTTTCGTCTTTTTATATTGATACCCAAATTCAAGAAAATTTCTTAAATTTAGCTAAGGAAAAAGAAAGTCTATATAATTTAGCATATTCATTTGGATATCGCCCCAAATTATCCTATGCTTCAACTACAGAAATTGATGTGTATCAATTAATTCCCTCAGTAGGTGGGTCTCCAGATTTATCATACTCTTTAATTATTCCGGCAAATACCTCATTAACAAGTAATGTTGATTTTACTAAATTTATAACAACGGATGATATTGATTTTTCTCAAACATCATCAGCTGAAATATCATATTATAATAGTAACTATTTTCTATTAAAAAAATCAGTACCTGTAATATCAGCAGAAATTAAAGAAACAACACTTTCATTTTCTACTCCCGTTAAATTTAATTCAGCAACTATTAACGATTCTAATATATTACAAATATTAGAAGTTACAGGTTCTGATGGAAATAGATGGTATGAAGTACCTTATTTAGCACAAGAAACAATTTTTACCCCAACTGCTAATCCTACTTCTGGAAGTGATGGAATTAATTATTTAATTAATTTACAACGTGTTCCTAAACGATTTGTAACTAGAGTAAAAAATAGTGGATCGATTGAATTACAATTTGGGTCCGGTATCTCAAATCAAACAGATATTCAGATTATTCCTACTCCTGATAATATTCAATTAGGATTAGTTTCTAGTGTATCTGATAGAATAGATGATTATAATAAAGCGTCTGTATTTTATACTAAAAACTATGGAATAGCACCATCATCTGATCTTCATGTTAAGTATTTAGTAGGTGGTGGCGTTGAATCAAATGTTCCTACTAATACTATAACAGTAATTGATACTACTAATAGTAATTCTTGGTTTAAATATAGTCCTTCAGATTCAGGTGTTAAAAACTTAATCATAGAAAATCTATTAGTTACAAACCCATCCCCATCAGTTGGTGGTAGAAGTGGAGATTCAGTAGAAGAAATACGTTTAAATACATTAAACGCATATACTTCACAAAATCGTGCTGTAACTAAGGAAGACTATATTATTCGAACATTAAGTTTACCATCAAAATATGGTGCAATTGCTAAGGCATATATAACACAAGAAACATTTAATTCAACAGGCAACTTATTAAGTGAAAATCCATTAAGTTTAGATTTATATATTCTTGGATATGACTCAAATAAAAAATTAACTAACGCAAATAATACATTAAAATCAAATCTTAAAAAATACCTTAATGAATATCGTATGGTTACAGACGCGATTAATATTAAAAACGCGTTCTATATTAATATAGGAGTTAATTTTGAAATTAATTCTGATCCAAGTTATAATAATAAAGAATTATTATCTAGTTGCATATCTTCGCTTAAAACATATTTTGCGGTAGACTCATGGCAAATAAATCAACCTATTGTATTATCCGAGATTAACGCGCTTTTATTACAAATACCTGGTGTTAGATCGGTTCCAAAAATTGAAATAATAAATAAGCAAGGTGGAGATTATTCTCCATACGGATATGATATACACGCTGCTACTAGAAATGGAATTTTATATCCATCGATTGATCCAAGCATGTTTGAAATTCGTTTCCCTGATAATGATATAAACGGTAGAATAATTACATATTAAAAATGGCTGTATATAAAATATTCCCTACTAAAGACGCATCCCTATATTCATATTATCCTGGCAAAAATACTGGTATAGATGAAATATTAGACCTTAGTATATATAAATCACTAGCAGATGCTGGGGAAGTATCTCGTATTGCTATTGCATTTTCACCCACTGAAATTTCAGATGTATTAACATCAAAAATAAATGGTGCTACATATGATGCATATTTAAAATTATATTTAGCTGATGCTACTGAAATACCATTAGATTATACAATTTATTGCCATCCTATCTCTGGTTCTTGGAGTATGGGTACTGGTAGAGCAGCAAACGTTCCTTCATCATCTAATGGAGTTAGTTGGAAATATAGAGATTTAGAGGGTGGTAGCGTATTTTACGGTACAACAGCTGGTGTTACTTCATCATATTCATCTACTGTAGGTGGTGGTACTTATTGGACTGGTAGTAGCTTAGTTGCTACTCAATCATTTGATTATCAAGCAACTAAAGATATTGAATTAAAAGTAACTAATGCTATTAGTTCTAGTTATTATACTGATGG